CCGGTGGTGGGCGATCGCAAGCTCTCGCGGTTCTTGAGCGCGGCCCGCTCGCGCGCCGGCATGTCGCTCATGTTCGCGAACCTGTCGAACACGGTGCAGCAGATCACCGGCTTCAGCCTGGCCGGCGTCAAGGTCAAGCCGGGCCTGATGATGAGCGCCACGGCGCAATTCATCGCCGACCCCAAGGCCATGAAGACCCAGGTCGCCGAGGCCTCGCCGTACATGAAGGACCGGATGCTCAACGAAGTGGGCGCCATGAACGACGCCGTCGAGGAGATCCTGGTCAACCCGACGCTGCTGCAAAAGGGCCAAGCCTGGACCAACCGCCACGCCTACTTCATGCAGGCAGCGGTCGACAACACCATGAGCCCGATCATCTGGACCGCCGCCTACAACCAGGCGGTGGAGCAGGGCATGGACGCCAAGGAGGCCGTGCGCTTTGCCGACGGCGTGATCCGCCAGACGCAAGGCACCACCCTGCCCGAAGACGTGAGCCGATTCGAGACGGGCCCGGGCTATGCGCGACTGTTCACGCAGTTCGTGTCCTACTTCAACATGATGGCGAACACCAACGCCACAGCGGTCAAGCAGATCGCCGACGAGATGGGCCTCAAGAAGGGCGCCGGCAAGCTGCTGTACGTGGCCCTGGCCGGCCTGCTGGTGCCGATCTGGGTGGCGGAAGCGATCGCCCAGGCGTTCCGCGGCGGTCCGGAGGACGAAGACAAGGACGGCTGGCTCGACGACTGGCTGCTCGCGGTGTTCGGTCTGGGCACCCTGCGCGGCCTGGTCGCCCAGGTGCCGATCGTCGGCCAGGCGGCGCAGCTCGTGGTGAACCGGTTTAACGACAACCCGGCCGACGACAAGTTCTCGCTGTCGCCCGCGGTGTCGCTGATCGAGTCCGCCGTGAGCTCGCCGGCCAGCGTCTACAAAGCGATCGCCGACGGCGGCAACGCCCAGAAAGCGGTGCGCGACGTCGCAGCTGCGGCGACGCTGATCACCGGTCTGCCGGTCTACGCTGGCGCCCGACCGCTGGGCTACCTAGCAGGCCTGGCCGACGACCGCATCGAACCCACCGGCCCTGTCGACCTGGCCCGCGGTCTCGTGACCGGCACGGCCAGCCCGGAGAGCAAGGCCCGCTGATGTGCCTATGTGTCCGTGAGTGGATCTCCCGCGCCTACCATTCTCTGAAACCCGCAGGAGCTCCGCGCATGACGACCCCTTCCACCGAGCGCAAGGCCGGGCCACTCCTTGGCACCGGCGCGCAAACCAGCTGGCCGTTCACCTTCAAGGTGTTCGCCGCGACGGACATCGCCGTCACGATCGCAGACAGCCTGGGCGTCGAGTCGCCGCTTACCTACGGGGTCGACTACAACGTCACGCTGAACTCGAACCAGGAAACCAGCCCTGGCGGCACCGTCACCTACCCGATCAGCGGCTCGCCGCTGCCCGTGGGCAGCCGTCTGGTGATCGTCGGCAACCTGCCTTACGACCAGCCGCTGGACCTGCCAAGCGGCGGCAACTTCAGCCCGCTCGCGCTCGAGAACCAGCTCGACCGCTTGACGATGCAGATCCAGCAGCTGCGCGAGCAGGTGGGTCGCGCAGTGCAGGTGAGCGTCACGACCGGCGCCAACGTCGGCCTGCCGGCACCCAGCGCCAACGAGCTCATCGGCTGGGACTCGACCGGCAACAACCTGCAGAACTTTGCACTGAGTGAACTGGCGACCGCGGTGGCTTACGCCACGATGCGCTACGACACGTTCACCGGCGACGGTGTGGAAACGCAGTTCACGCTGACCGCCGACCCGGTCACGCTAGCCAACCTGGACGTCGCCATCAGTGGCGTGACCCAGGTGCCTGGCAGCGACTACTCGCTGCTCAACGGCGTGCTGGTGTTTGCCAGTGCGCCGCCCAATGGCGCGGAGATCCTGGCGCGCTACGGCGAGGGCCTGGTCAATGTGGGTGGGGACTCGAGCGACATTCGGTTTTTGCAGGCGGGCGCAAATGCAGTCGACCGCACGGCCGAAGCGAAGATGCGCGAGGTGGTCAGTGTCACGGACTTTGGCGCAGACCCGACGGGAGTCGCAAGCAGCTATCAGGCTTTTGTCGACGCGCTTGCAGCAAGCAATGCGGTGTTTGTGCCCGAAGGCACTTATCGCGTAGACCAGCAAATCGACATCACTGGCGACAAGAATATCTTTGGCCCTGGTGGTAATAACTTTGTTGCGCAACCTGCTGTCATTAACTTTACAGCACCGGCGGGCAACTGCTTCTCTGCGACCAGCGCAGAATTTGGCGGCATCACGATCCGCAATTTGTCGATCACAGGCGGTAATGGGGGTTATGCGATCCGCAGCAGCCGTCCACAGTCTTTGTTTGAAAACATTTTGATGGAGCCGTTCAATGGCGGCGGCATTCAGTTGTTTGAGGCTGGCACTGGTTCTCAGGCGTCTTGGAGCACAGCCATCCGAAACGTAAAGTGGGTTGGGCCTCAAACTCCAACCGCTTACCGTGGGTATGACATTACTCAAAATGGCGGGCTCATCACTCTTGAGCGATGCACCGCAATTTTTGGCTCTATTGGCTTGAACATCAACCAAGGCGAAGCGATTGATGTTGTTGATTGCAGCTTCAACCGACAAACCGCCGCGTACTCCAGCCTTGGGGCAGCGGACCAATGCTGCATTCGATTAAGTGGCGCGGGGTACAAAAAGGCAGTCAGCATCCACGGGTGCTACATCGAGGCTTACACGCACGGTATTTATGTCGAGAAGTGCGAGTCGCTGTCTATCTACGACAACTACATTGCTGACGTTGGAAGCAACTCTAATTACGCGTCGATCTATCTCAAAGACGCAAACGTCAACAACGTTACGATCCGCAACAACCACATCAATGACTACGGCAACAATTCCGCCTCTATTGATATTGGTGATGGCGCCGACAATGTTGTGGTTGAAAACAACTACATGCGTCTGTCTGGTACAAACAGCATTGGTATCCGCAAAGGCGATACGACCTATTCCTGGGTTCAAAACAACGACATCGAAGTCAACGCTTTTACCGGCGTCCAGATTTCAGACCCTAACAGGTTGGTTTCTAACACTGACTATCAGCAAAACGGGTTCCACAACTACAGGATAATTAACTTCTTATCGGCACCAGACACTTGGTATGACCTTGGTCCTGTTTCTGCGCAGCAGATGTGGCAGGTCAACGTGTTTGACGCAAACGATCCGAGTGCAACAAGAAGGCAAGACCTGATCTACGTCAGTAATGCTGGCGCGGCCACGGTAGTTAATATCTTCAACATAAACATCGGCGCAAACGTTCGAGAAGTTCGCGTGTCGGGTGGGGTTGTTCAGTTCAGAACAACAAGCACCGTAAGCAATACCGCAAACACTGCAACGGCCATCCGCTTGGCGTAAGGAGAAGACATGCTCAAGACTGTAGGAAACCCAGCCACGCGCTATGGCGATCAGACCATTGTCGATGGCAATCTTGTCATTGGAACTGCTGGGAAAGGCATTGATTTCAGTGCTGCTGGTGGTGACGTTTTTAAGGACTACGATGAAGGCACCTGGACTCCAACAATTTCAGGTCTTGTGAACATAACCTCCGTTACGGTATCGAAGTCCACGTTCACAAAAATCGGACGGCAGGTCGCAATCCAAGTGACTGGAACGATGGCTGTAACCGCTGGAGCCACTCTTTCATCGTTCAACATGACCATTCCTGAAAATCAAGGCGACCTGTCAGACCCTGCTATGGGAATTGCACAATTTGATTACACGGGCGTCGGAGCATGCACAGACTTGACCGGATCAACCGGAAACGAGATTTATGTGTTCTTCCCGGCGAACCAAGTCGCGGGCAGTGGAACACGCTATTTCCATGTTTCAATGACCTACAACGCAGCTTCTTAATCCATAAGGACCCTCATGGGCAACGCATTCAAACCCCTGGGCAACACGGTTGCCATCATTGCTGCCAGCACCGCGCCCACGGGCGTGCAGGCCGGCGCCAGTTCCACCGCCAAAGCGACCTTCGCCGGCCAGTACCGCATCATCAATGCCGGCAGCGTGACCGTGCACTTGGGCGTCGGCGCAAGTGCTGCAGCTGCGCAGGCCGCGGCCGTCGCTGCGACTTCGGGCAGCCCCGCTGCAGGCATCCCTCTAGTGCCTGGTGCCGTGGAGATCTTCAGCTTCGACGTCGACACGTACTTCAGCGGCCTGGCCGCCAGCAACACGACGCTCTACATCACACCGGGTGCTGGCTTGTAAAAGCCTGCCACTGTGCTTAGATCAAGGCCCGCCTCGCGCGGGCTTTTCTTTGCCTGTGTCCTTGTCACAAACCTGCGCACCTACCATACGGCAACCCGTATGAAAGCGCGCAGCATGACACCAGAGCAGCAGACCACCTTCGAGGCCACGATGGCCGCCACCGGCAGCAAAGCCACCTACGGCGGCGCAGGCGCCAGTGTTTTTGGGTGGCTGGTCTCCAATGAGTTTGCGGTGCTGATCGGCATCTTGATTGCGATCGCGGGCTTCGTGGTCAATTGGTACTACAAGCACAAAGAAGACAAGCGTCAGCAAGCCGAGCACGAGCGGCGCATGGGGCTGTACGAGTGAGAACCGAGCTCACCCGGCAGCTCAAAGGCGATGAGGGCGTCAAGGCCCACGCCTACCAGGATCACCTCGGGTTCTGGACGATCGGCGTCGGACGCCTGGTCGATCAACGCAAGCCCGGCAGCGGCCTGCGTGATCACGAGATTGATTACCTGCTGCGCAACGACATCGACGATCGCATCGAGCAACTCACGCGGCGCTTGCCGTGGTTCGTGCACCTGGACCCCGCACGCCAGGGCGTGCTGCTCAACATGAGCTTCCAGCTCGGCGTCGAGGGCTTGCTCGGGTTCAAGAACACGCTGCGCCTGGTGGAGCAGGGCGATTACGCCCAGGCCGCCGACAACATGCTGCTGTCGAAGTGGGCGAGCCAGACGCCCGAGCGCGCAAAACGCATGGCCGAGCAGATGCGCTCGGGCCAGTGGCAATACACCCAAGGAACCTGAACCATGTGGCAAGCACTGATCCCCGCCGTCACGCAGATCCTGGACAAGGTGCTGCCCGATCCCCAAGCCGCGGCCGACGCCAAGCTCAAGATGCTGGAGCTCGCGCAGAAGGGTGAGCTCGCGCAGCTCAGCGCCGAGACCCAGCTCGCCCAGGGGCAGATCGACACCAACAAGATCGAGGCCGCGAGCGATTCGCTGTTCAAGTCGGGCTGGCGCCCGGCGGCCGGCTGGACCTGCGTCGGCGGGCTCTTCTACCAGATCATCCTGCGCCCGATCCTGGGCTGGGCCGCGACCAACCTCTGGGCCTGGAGCGCACCGCCCTCGCTCGAGATGGACACGCTCATGACACTCCTGTTCGGCCTCTTAGGGTTGGGCGCGTACAGGACCTTCGAGAAGACCCGGAAATGAAAGGGAGGGCATGACCACCCGCGTACCGTACTCCATGACCGACGCGCCCGTGAACGCCAAAGCCTTTGGCGCCAAGGGTGACGGCATCGCCAACGACACCGCGGCGATCCAGGCCGCCGTGGCTGCCTGTCCTTCCGGGGGCACGCTCCTGCTGCCGCCCGGCAAGTACAAGATCACTGACCAGATCCTGCTCACCAAACCGATCACGGTGAAGGGCGGCGGCATCTCGAACGTGTTCGGCGACTACACCGCCTCCTCGGACGACTACTTCGCCGGCGTGTGGCAGACGACCGCCGGCAAGCCTGCGTTTAAGCTCGTGGCCTCGCTCGGCAATTACGCCTTCAACGCCTACGGCATCCTGGGCGTCAACTTCCAGGACCTGCAGATCGTCGGTCCGTCCTCGAGCTCGTATGCGGTTGCCGCGATCACGACCGACACCACGGTCAACGCGGGCGACTACCACATCCGCCACTGCCACCTGACCAACGTCGCGATCCGCTACTTCACGACCGGCGTCGATTTCACCGGCATCGCCTACCTGAACGTCTTCACCGACTGCCTGGTCTACGCCTGCACCACCGGCATCAAGATCGCCAAGGGCGCGGCCTCGGACAACGGCGGCCAGACCCGGTTCTTCGGTTGCACGGTGGCGCTGTGCGGCACCTGTGTCTCGCTCAATGAGGACGGCAGCGCCGGCTCGTTTGCGTTCTTTGGCTGCACCTTGAGCGAGAGCCAGTACGGCATTCGCGCGCACGAGGAGTGCGTGCTCACGGTGACGGGCTGCGAGTTCGAGTCGCTGACCAACAGCGGCACCGGCGCCGGCATCTACGTCGAGATCAAGGAAGCCAACCCCAACTCGGGCGCGGCCAAGACCATCGTCGGCAACAAGTTCCTGACCAACGACGCCGACATCTGGGTCAACAAGACGACCAGCGCCTTTGCCGGCGGCGGCTTTGCCTGGCCGATGCTGATCGACGGCAACACCTTGAACTCGACCACCGCGCTCAAGGTGACCGTGCCGAGCGGCCACGTCGGGCTCGACTCGCCGCAGTTCGTGCTGGGCGCGGCCAACGCCGGCACCAGCGGCCCGCTCGCGAGCAGCCAGGTCAGCGCCAATTTCTTCGGCCACGATGCGCGCAAGCGCCGCATCACGCGCCGTTACACGATCCCGAGCACCTGGACCAGCGGCGCCACGGTCGATGTGCTGCCGATCGGCATGGTGCTGCAGACCGTGCGCGTGTACTTAACCGCCAACGCAAGCGGCTTCACGGCGCTGCAGCTGGGCCACCAGACGACCGCCACGGCCTATGCGTTCTTTGACGCCCAGGCCGGCGCGCTCAACACCTGGACCACCTACACCTCGACGCTCGGCCTGGTGCTGACCGACTCGACCAACCGCCTGGTGCTGGGTGGCAGCGCCGGCTGGTTGAGCACGCAGTGCGTGATCGAGGTCGACGGCTACGTGCCCTAAGCCCGCACCCGCAGGTCCTCATTGGCGGCGCCCGCGTGGCGCCGCTCGGCTTCCTCAGCGATCGCCAGGCGCACCTGCAGGCGCTGCACCTCGGCCTCAAGCGCGGCGATGCGCTGGCGGTTCAGGCCAATCGACATGACCTCACCGGCCCGGAAGGCCTGGCCGTTCGGCGCCACGAGCTCACCCTGGAAGAACGACCACCCGGCCCACTGGCCGTCGGTCCCGGGCAGGTGGCCTAAGAGCATGCGGATCACCTGCAGCTGGTGCCCCGGGATCTGCACCTGGCCCGCGAGCCAGCGGCGCACCGTGGTGCGGTGGACGTTCAACTGCCGACAGACACTTTTCTCACCGTACTTCTCAAGAAGTGCGGCCAAGTCTCTGAGCGGAATGCGGTTGCACTCGAGCACGGGCCGAGGCTTCGGCGCCTGGGCGGGAAAACCCAGCACCTCGGCGGCCGGGCCATTGGTGCGCCAGTTCGGGTCGTAGCCTGGCGGGCCGGCGGCCGGGGCTGGCGTGTCAATTTTTCGACGGTCGGAGGGCTGCCAGGGGCGGGCATAGCGGGGCATGTGCTACAGTTTCCTTTAGCAGACGCTATAGCGTCAACCCCTAGCTTTGTACGCATAATGTATAGACCGAGGCGGGGGTAACCCTCGGTTTATCAATTTGCTAACCAGAATTTACTGCACCCAATCAAACACTTCCGAGCGGGTCTTCACGTTTTGCCTCATACGTGTAACGTACCTTATGTTCGCGTGCACGATGCACCGGGGCTGCTAAATCTGGTCATGCGGCTTTAGCACAACCGCCCCTAAGAGCCCACCAATCCCGCCCAGGGTCGGCGGCGTTGTCGGCCTCCATAGCAACCATCAGCGCGATAAGCGCCATGCGCGTCCGCGACGATTTACCGCCGCCCGCGCCAGGGCAGCAGAACTCGATCGACGCTCCGCTGTCCGTGTCCCACGCGCTCAGGTAAACATCGTTATCGCTGTCCAAACCCACACGAATATGAGCGTTGGGGGACATATCGCCGATGCGGCCGACGTCGCGTCCTTTGGGCCACGGAGGTGAAACGCGCAGCATCGTCGTGCCGGTCAAGTGCGTGACGATCGACTCCACGGCCAAGTCCATAAACACACCTGGGCACGCGCGGCGGTCCAGATCGCGGCGAACCTTTTCAGCCAAAGCCCAGGCATCGGTGTCTGCAGTGTCAATTTCCATCATCAGCCTTTCAAAAACGCTACAGATTCCTGTAGCAGATGCTCAACTCAAAACACCCCACATTGTACGCATAATGTATAAAATGCCCTGTAGTATTTGCTACAGGGCCGAGCACTTAAGGGGACATCGTGCTCGATGCGGTTCTAGCAGGTGCTAGAACGATGTGCAGGACGCACGAGCGTTGTCCAAAGTTCAACCCATTGACCGCTCGGCTGTAGCACCAGCGGCAGCTGTTCGGGGTGTGTCGCAACGACGCGGTTGTCGTCGGTCAAGGTCAGGCGTGTGCGCCCGTCGTAGCCCGCCGGCAGCTCGGCGATGAAGTGCATGTCAGCGACCACGGCGTGCCTCCTTTTCCCAGTGCTCGCGGCACTCGGCGTCGCACCAGCGGCGCGTGTCGTCCACGAGCTCGTCGCAGTACAGGCAGCGCCCGGTCGGGGCGGGGCCTTCGGGCTTCTTCATGCGCTGGGCGTTCTGGGTGGCGAGGTACTCGCGCTCCTGGGCCAGGTCGATCTCATCCATGGCGCTTCTCCATCTCGATCAGCAGGTCGACCTCGTGCTTGATCTTTTCGAGATCCTGGAAGCGGTGCTCGGCCGGCTTCTCGCGCCAGCGGGTGATGCGCTTGACGATGCAGCCCTCGAGGAAGTTGAGCCCGTTGGCGTGGATGTACTCCACCGGCTGGATCTTCTTGCCTTTGTAGTGGCTGCCGGCCACCTGGACGTCGAGCGGGCTCTTGCCCTCAGGTAGCTGGATGATGTGGCCGGGGCGCAGCTCCGCATTGTTCTTGCACCACATCTCGTGCTGGCCGTCGGTGCGGCCGCAGTTCCCACAAAGTTGGGTCATCGTTTGCCTTTCATGTAATCCATCAGCGCGTCTTGCACGCTGCGTTTTGTCTTGCGCCGGGTCATCTCGAGCTCGTCGATCGTGCCGCGGGCGACCAGGTAGTGCAGGAACACGGGGCGGTTCTTGCCTGCCTGGAATTGTCGCATCGGACCCACACGCTCAAGGATCTGGTCGTGGTACTCGAGGTTGGGGTCCTGGGCGAAGAACACGACGGTGTTGCAGTGCTCCTGCAGGCCGTCGACGCCGTGGCCCATGCTGCCAGGGTGGCCCAGCCAGACCTTGCCCTTGCCGGCCTGAGCCGCGGCCAGGTCCTTTGCATTGGCAAGGTTTAGGGCGTCTGGAAAGCGCTCCACGATGCGCGTGAGCTCGTGGGTGTAGTGGTAGCTCACCAGGATCGGGTCGTCGCCTGTGGCCTCTACAAGCTCCTGCAGGGCGTCCAGCTTCTCGTCGTGGATCTTGATCCAGGTGACGCCATCCTCGAGGAACACGGCGCCGGCGGCCATCTGCAGGCACTTGCCATACTTGGCCGCGGCGCTGAACGCCTCGACCTCGGTGGTGCCGATCATGGTGAAGAGCTCGCGCTCCATCTCGCGGTACTTCGTCCGGGCGGTGGGCGGCAGCTCGACCTCGATCACGTTGACGATCGGGTCGTGCAAGTCGAACCAGTCCTTGGGGTCGAGCGTCAGACAGATGTCGGCCAGGCGGGCGTGGATGTCGTCGGCGGCCCAGGGTGCCGGCTTCCACTGGTGGAACTGGCCGGCCTTCACCGGCTGGAACCAGCGCTCGCGGAAGCTCGAGAACGTGCGGCCCAGGCGCTGGCCCGCGTCGAGGAACCAGTTCTGGCCCCACAGGTCCTCGAGCCCGTTGCTGGCCGGCGTGCCGGTCAGGTTGATCCAGCGCTGCACGTCCTTGTGCGCGATGCCGGCCAGGGCCTGGGCGCGCACGGCGCCCTGGCGCAGGCGAAAGCTCTTGAGCTTGGTCGACTCGTCGGCCACGACCGTGCGGAAGGGCCAGGCGCGGCCCGAGTCCTTGAGGTGCTCGCGCAGCCAGACGATGTTCTCGTAATTGGTGGTGAAGACCTGGGCGTCGCGGCGCAGGGCGGCGGCGCGCTGCTTGGCGTCGCCCACCACGGGCACGACCTCCATGCCGGCCAGGTGCTCCCACTTGCTGGCCTCATTGGCCCAGGTGTCGCGCGCCACGCGCAGCGGCGCCAGCACCAGGGTGGGCGCGTCCTCGCCGACCACGTTGTGCAAGTGCTCGAGAAACGTCATGGTGATCGACGTCTTGCCCATGCCGGGCTTGGCCCACAGGGCGCAGCGCTCGACCTCTGCCATGTGGCTCATGGCGAGCGGTGCGAAGGGGCGGGGGGTGTAGCGGCGGCGCGTCATTACTGGTCTTTCAGGTAGTGGCGCAGCCCGACCGTGGCGGCCGCCGACCGTATCTTCGAGACGTTGGTCTTCCGCATCACCTCGATGACAATCGCGATAAACGTCTCGAGCTCGGCGCGCTCGTCATCGCCCCAGCCGATCAGCTCGGCCACGCACGCCTTCAGGCGCTCGTCCTTGAGCTTGGCGATGGTCTCGACCACGTACTCGAGATCCTCTCGCGGCAGCGTGGCGCGCTGGTGCAGCAGCTCAAGCATGCGGGCTGCCTGCTGCTCGACAAAGTCGGCGTCGGGTCTGATGCGCTTAGTCATAGCGCGAGCCCGGCAAAGGGGTTGTTGTAGTCCTTCCAGGTCACGCCGCGCTTGATCACGCTGACCGTGGCCTGGCTGACACCAAAGCGCGCGGCGATCTCGTCCTGGGTGCCATCGGCCTCGCGCACCTGGCGGGCCAGCTCGGGGTTGAGCTTGGCGCGCTTGCGGGCGTTGTCGGCCAGCTTCTTGCGGCGCAGGAGGCTCTTCTGGTGGCCGAGCTCCTCGGTGGTGCGTCGCTGCACTGTGCGGCGCGTGGCCGGCGCGACGTGCTCGGGGTTCACGCACAGCGGGTTGCCGCAGGTGTAGGTCGCCAGGCGCTTGCCCAGGTCGACGCCTTGCTCCTGCAGTATGAACCGGCGCACGGCGCCGACCTTGCGCTTGTAGTTCATGGTCGGCACGGTGCCGGAAGTCTGCATCGCGCCGGTCCAGTTCCAGCAGTCGCCCTCCTCGACGACGTGTTTGCGGATCTGCTCGATCAGGGTCACGACAGCAGCTCCTCGACGCCCTCGAGCGTGCCGATCACCTCGACGCGCTGGCCCAGTGCCCGCATGCGTTTGTGCTCCCTGGCCTGGGCGCGCTCGCGCGCATCGGCTGGGAAGGTCTTGATGGTCGCGGGGTTCTTGAGCTCGACCCACACACCCAAGCCTTCGTAGACCAGGACGTCGCCGGCTTCGCGCACGAACTTGGGTGGCAGCATCACGAAGCGATCGGGCGCACCGTTGCGGCCGACCCACTGGACCTTGCGCACCTCGCCGCCCATGGCCTTCACGCGCTTGACCAGGTAGTCCTCGATGTCGTGTTCAAGCATGGCGAGCCTTTCGGCACGCCTCGCGCATGGCGGGCGTGAAGTCGGGGCTGATCTCAGCCAGGCTGCAGTCGATGGCGCGGCCCTTGGGGGCGAGCATGATCACCGGCACCAGGCTGAACAGCAGCACGATGACGATCAGCATCCACTTCGCCAGGTGCTTGAGGTAGACGCGGCTGATCTCCTGGCGCAGCGGTGTGGGGTGCTTTGGCACCCGTTGCTTGACCTTGGCAACACGGGCAGGGCAGTCACGGCCCTGGTGGCAGTCGTAGTCGCAGCAGTTCATGCAACCCCCTCGATCTGCTTGAGCGCCGCCTGCAGGCCAGCCAGGCCACCGACGCGCTGGTCGTTGATGAAGATCTGGGGCATCTGGCGCACTTCGGGGAACTGGCGCTGCAGCAGCTCCATCGTGGCCGGGATCTTTTCGACGTCGGCCTCGACGAACTCCAGGCCCTTGGACTTCAGCAGCTGCTTGGCCGTCACGCAGTTGGGGCAGTTGCTTTTGGTGTAGATGACGATGTTCATGCCGCGGCCTTTCCGACAAAAACGATTTTGAACGCGCGGTACTTGGCGCGGTGCTCTTGCTCGCAGTAGCGGCGGAAGGCCTGCTCGTGTGATTCGCTTGGGAGCATTTCGATCCCATGGCCGAGCGTGCCACCTTTCCAAGAGCCTTTCTCGGGTCCAACCTCTTTACTGAACTCGATGTCGAGCGAGCGGCGGATGCGTGGGCGCCGAAAAAGGGAGAGCCACTTGAACCAGCCTTCACCGAAACGCCATTCGCGTTCTTGGATGTGCGTGGTGGCCTGGATACGCTGGCCGTCGTAATCGTCAAACTCGAACACCACCTTTGGACACGCGGCTTCTACGGCTTGCCTAGCCTCCCAACTGTCGCGGAAAGCAAAGCCCCTGGGCCGACTCCATTCAGTCCAGAAGTGTTTGCAGTTGAGGTCGTAGAAACTTGTGCGAATGTGACGCCATTGCGTCCAGGGTAGGTGCGTTGACCACGAGCGTGTGGTCACGCTGTCGTGGGTCTGTGGCCCGAGGAAAAGCTGCAGGAAGCCTTCATGCAGGCTGAACCCGTACTCCTTGGCATGGACGTCCCAATACCCAGAGCCGGGGCCACGCGACCACTCATAGTGCGAAATATCAACCCACCGGCGCCAGGGCTTGAACCGCGTTGGCAGGTTCACTGATGCAACCCAGCCCAGCAGGTATGCCGTCAGGTGGTTGCGGGGGTTGCCCTCTTCACTGCCGCCAGTGCTGAAGACAAGTCGAATAGGACGCCAGCTGGATCGACCATAGGTGATGGGGCCGAATCGCTTGTCATTGTTGGTGAGTCGGGTCATGCCAGCGTCCCCTGCAGACGTTGCAGCAGACGGAACTTGCGCCAGGTGCGGCGCACGTCGGTGGCCGCGGCGCAGCGCCACTTGAACTTCGGATCGGTGCAGAGCCTGGTCAGCATCGTGAGCTTGGCGCCGGTGGCGGCGAGTTGTTGGGCAGTCATGGGCGTGAGTCCTTTCACTTGGGTTGGCGGAAATGAAATTGTAGCAGATGCTAAACCTAGTCCTTACGGTAGCGCGTCGTTTCAAAGCCTGCAGCAGCTAGGGGAATACCCTTGGCCCACTCGGGCGCGGTCGCCATCATCTGGCCGAGCTCGTCGGCGTTGAACTGTTCGCGGTCGGGTGTCTCGGTCAGCAGTTCGTCGTGCACCGAGAGCACGATCTCGTAGCCGGCCTGCTCGATGGCCGGCATGTTGTAAGCGAGCACGTCACGGGCGAAGGCCTGCGTGGCGTTCTCGACCAGCTTGCCGCCGTAGGTCTTGATGCGACCCCACTGGCGCGTGTACTGGTTGACGCCGAAGTAGGTGATCTGCCCCTCGTCATCGACCTGCGGGTTGATGTAGCAGAGGTAGCGGCCCGAGGGCAGGCGGATGCGCAGCCAGGCGCCATCGCGGCGCGCCTTCAGGTGCTGGCCGATCGGGAAGGTCTCGCCCGGGTTCTTGATCGCCAGGCGCACGGCCTCACCGGCTGCGGCCCACAGTGCGCGGGTGTTCGCGTGCGCATCGCGCCAGGCGGTCTTGAGCACCTCGCAGGCCACGTAGACCTCCATGGACAGGCCGAGCGTGCGCTTCTTTTTCTGCGCCCAGCTCCACATGCCCTGGGCGTTCTCGAGCGCCTCGCGGCTGGCCGTGGCCCACACCGCCTTGGCGAGATCCTCGAGGTCCATCTGGTACACCGCGGCGAAGGTCAAGAACGCCGCGACGCCGCCCTCATAGCCCAGGCCCAGCTCCATGACCTTGCCGATCTGGCGCTTCTGGCCGGTGGCTTCCTTGGGGTCGATGTTGAACGAGCGACCGTAGGCGACCTTGTAGAGGTCCTCGCCGGTGCCGTTGTCGAAGTCGGCGAAGGCCTTGAGCTTCCAACGTTCGCCGGCCAGGAACGCCAGGCCGCGGCCTTCGATGTTCGACAAGTCGGCGATCACGAGCTTGCGGCCCTCGGGCGCCACGATGCAGCCGCGCACCGCGTTGGCGGTCAGGCCGATCACGTTGTCGAACACGACGTCGGCGTAGCTGCCCTTGAGCGCCTCGATGCCCTGGTCGAGGTAGTCGACCAGCATGTCCTCGGCCTGCTTGCGCGAGACCTGGAAGTGGTCGGCCACCAGGCCGATGTCAGGGCGGGGCATGTTCTGCGGCTGGAAGATCCGCCCAGCCCAGCGGGCGGTGCGCTGCGCGCCGGCGAACTGCAGCGTGTTGCGCAGGCGGCCGTCGTCGCTGGTCGCGTTGACCAGGGCCTTGTACTTGGCGGTCGAGGTCTTGGTCGACTCGAGGCGCAGCGACAGCAGCAGGCGCACACCCTCGGGCAGGTCGGGGTCTTCCACGCGCCGGCGCAGCGTGTCGGCCTTCATGTCGGGCAGATCGACGCCGTACTCGGCGCAGATGAACGCGAGCAGCTGGTCGCGCTTGCTGGCGCTGTACACCAGGTCGTTGGTGGCTTCCTGGACTTCGGCCTTCAGTCGCTTTTGCTCAAGTGCCACCGCGTCGATCGCGGCGCGCGAGAGATCCAGATCGACGGCCACGCCGCGGTCGTTGATGCGCTGGTCGAGGTGCCAGATCCCGAGCTCGGGATGCCCGGCGCGGTAGTTCCAGGTCGGCAGGGCGCGGTCGATCGCGCGCATGGCGACGATGTCCTGGCGCGAATACTCGAGGAACTCGGCCCACTCTTTGGGGTGCGTCTCGCGCGTGGCGCGGCGCAGCTTGCTGTTCTTCGGGCGCGGCTTGCAGAAGAGCTGGATCAACTCGCGGCCGCGCTTGTCCTTGGCCTGGTCGGCCTCGAGACCGACGATCTGGCCGATCTTCTCGAGACTGCCTGGCAGGCCGTGGGCCATGGCCTTGATCATCGTGTCCTGCCAGCGCTCGACGGGGATGTCGAGGCCCCAGACGTGGCGGATCAGCGTGCGGTCGAACATGGAGTTGTGCGCCACGATCGTGACGCTTGGATTGAGCAGCAGGCCGTGCAGGAGGTCTGGCGGC